AACTTCTTTTTCTACTTCTTTTGCCATAATTTTACTCCTTTGATTTATTAAAGGTCTTCACTGACCCAGTTAAGGATAATTATTTCTTTATTTTATCCACTATATATCACTTCTATATTTCTATTTTACGTCCCAATATCCAACCATTGCTAATATAATCTTCTATTTCATCTGGCTTTATCATCTTAGTAATTCCACCATTGTTCATCCACTTTCTGTTCTTAACATAATCACCCTTATACTTTGCTCTTGATATTTTAAGATTCTTGATATGCTCTTCGCTGAATGGCGGTTTATTTTTCATCATTATACTATGGTTCTCACGCCATTCGTCTGTATGTTTGACACCATAATTACCATTTCTCTCTCCAGAAACTAAATGACCATTGCCATACATTCCATTTCTTTCGCCTTTCAAGCTTGTATACCCTCTACCACACTTTAGCTTTGTTTCTTCTGTATGAAGAAAATAACCAACACCACCAGGTCTCTTGTTATATGTGTCATTTCTTTTGACAAACTCAACATCAACGATTTCAGCCTCTTTTGCTATTGCATCATCCGCATTGTCAAACTCAAAAAGTATTCGCATCGTAAATTTATCAATGCCATACTTTTCTTTATCAATTTTTAACGCCACACCACTGCCAGAATACTTGTCAAACTTCCATTTCTTTTTCATCTTGTGGCACCCAACATAAATCATTCCATTCACTTCGTTTTTCGTCTCATAAACTATTCATTTCATAACTAACTCCTTAGTTATATATATAATTAATGACGACAATTACGACTATTTATTTACACTTCTATTAACTTATTCCCTCGTCATATTCCTTCTCTGTGATCAAATCAAAAGTATGACGGCAGTTCCAACGAATCGTTTCTCCATTGAAATCATTCTTCTCATCATCTGTGAAATACAAGATTGTCAAACCGTCTTGACATTGTGGTCTTGTCTTCTCGTCATCTGGGCCAACATACTTTCAATAACTCTCGCCAGATGTGCTTCTCGCTGTCTCATCTTTAAGCATTTGCTCTCACTGTGTGGCATAAGTTTTTGTGAATGTATCTGTATATGTGCCAAGTCTATGATTAAGCAACTGTTCTGCTTTAGTTAATGCGTGCAAGTTATTCTCTGCAACTGACCAAGATGTTACCAATGTTTTCTTTAATGCTTCAACAGCATCATAGGCAATAGTAAACAATTCAGATTTCTCAAACTTCTGAAATGCTATTAGTATCTCAAGTGATTCAGCACCAAGCTTAATTTCCATTACTCATTTCTTCTAAAATATCGCTTTCTTTGTCTAAAAAACTATCTACTGCATCAGTATATCCACTCTCTACTAACGCTGACTCATATATTGAATCTATATTAACTATCTTATTTAAGTTATCTATGTTTGGTATGATACCACCATTATTATCTGTTTCAAACTTAAGATTTAACATCATCACTTTAATTAATCTATCAATCGCTGACTTAAATTCTTTCTGAGATTCAGCAATTTTCGTATCTACTATATCCACTTATACTTCCTCTACTGGAGTTAATATGTTTGTTAATCTGTTAGTTGTTGAATCATTAATTAATGTTTTATGTTCTTGATATTTCTTCAATTGTAAAATTGCCTCATCTTCAGTTATGTCAGGGTCTTCTTGCATAATTATTTCAACTGCACTTGTCAATCCTTGGCTCAATAATATAACATTCATTTGAGCTTTTTCTATTGGAGATGAATCATAAGTAATCTCTGAATAATTTAATCTAATTTCTGTATCTTCTGGGAATGATTTCGCTGTATTGTTCATACTCCATGTAATCATCATAAGACTTAATAAACTCTTAATTGGTGCAACATAATATTGTCTGTCAGATTTAACTCTTTTAAGCAATGTCTCATTAGATAATTTTAACATATATCCACTACTGAACGATGTGTTATCTTTCTTATATGCTTGTGCTGATAAACCAGCGGCTTGTGCCGCATCTACTTTCTTATTTGCTATAGCCATTTCATATTCAGATAACTTTGGTGATGGATTAATATAATTAGCAGATGGTTGTGTCTCTGTTGCTGGGTCTGACTTCATTGCCAATAACGCTTGCGGCCCTCATTCTATATCTTTAATTGCTTTATCATCCATTCCAATTATTACTAATGTGCTGTATGCTTGAAAACTATACATTAGATTAAGGTTAGTAGTATCAACATTTATCCATCCATTGCTTTCAATAATTGGATTGTTCTTCTCTGGCCAGAAGTTATTTATTTGTAAGTCGTTAGTAAATCATATAATTGGTATTTTACCATATGGGTTCAATTCAATATTTGTTTCACTAAGTATTTTGCCATTTGCTATATCTACATTAACTGTACTTTGCGTTTCATTATTTCAACGAATGTACTGGTCAATACGATGGTCAGCTCTTGAAGATGGTGTTTGTTCCAACCCTGAGATATGTATAAATAAATCAGTTATCTTTGTTGGATTATTTATATCCTGATAAACAAAACATTTATCACCTGTTATAATATCTAATTCTACAACTCCATCTCTGTATACTGGCATCACACCTAATTTGTATGTTAAATTTACAAACTTATTAACTTTATCTAATGTTGCATTAAACATTGAGCTTTCTAACATATCAGTAAATTCATCAAATAGGTTATCTTTGTCTATTTGAACTAACACTGGGTCTTGAAAGAGAATGGAAGTGTCGTCAATAACTCTTTGTGTTAATGGATATGTTTCTGCGTATCTCGCAACTTTAGTATGTGTTACTGGGTATATTGTTGATAGTAAGTTATCTAAATAATACTCTTGGTTGTTAGAATAATAATCTAAACTTTTTAGCACATCCCTTCTACGTTTCAAATCATCTTGCCAAATAGATGTTCTCTTTTGTTCTAATATCATATTATCAGAATAATTTATGTTAAACATTGTTTATATCTCCTAAATTAAGCGCCTACAGTTCTTCCTGATGAGCGAACTGTTATTGGAAAAAGTCTCTGTATAAGATACCCAGCGGCATCTGTGATATGTACCCATGGCTTACCTGGTAATTCTCTTTTCTTGTCTATTCTTCCATCATCTGCTCTCGCAGATAAATTTATATCTTTAATTAAATATTTACATGACTTAGCAATCTTAATTTTGCCATGTGAGAATGCGGCATTAACCGTATTTAATCTATCTCTTTGTGTAGAAATTCTATTACCATCTATTCTAAAATTAAAAGGAGGTTCTCTCAATATTTTAATATCACTTACCCCTAATGGTGCGTTTGTCGCACGTTTCTTTAATGATGTAAGGTCTGGAAATATTGTTATATCTCTATTCCCATACTTGTTTGCGATTACTCTCGCCATCTCTTCTGTATTACTATTTCTCAATATTATTTCCTCAAAAATATACAACATGCCACCACTGCCAATCTCACCAACTACTGCTACCATTGGATCTACATTAAAGTCCATTCCAATTAAGTAATGTTGTCCTATAGTTGGATACTCTTTAATAAGATGTACCTTGTCTCAACCATAATACGCAGGCATTGAATTAATATCAACAAACCCACCTTCTATGTACTGCTCTGCAACTTGCTTGTCATACTGTGCGTATAAATCATCTATATATTGCTGTCCTGTAAATGGGTTATCATAGCTCTTGGCATTAATCAATCTACCTATTGGTGGCTTATTATTAATACCTTCTACAAACAATTCCCAAGAATACTTAAAGCCTTCAGGTGTTGTAGTTATTGCTCCAGTTCCATCTGGAACAACTCTTATACGAGCTATACTTTCACGCCAAACAAGAATTTGATTCTTATATAGTATTGAATCAAACTCATCTATTATAAAATCTGTAACATTCAATCCTTTAATCAATCTATAATTTTGTGCAGTTCTAAACAAAATTGTTCCTGCAAAATTTGGCATTGTCACTTCTATTTCACTCTTACTTACATGCTCTGAATAAACTACTCCGTAAGCCTCAAACAGCTCTCTGAAGAGCGGTAGTATAATATCTTGACTCATTCTATATGTTGGACTTAATACCAGCACACGTGCTTTATTTCGTCTTCTTTTTATCAACTGCAATGTTCTCAAAGGAACTGCAAATGATTTACCACTTCCATATCCACCAATTAAAGCAACATATCTTCCAACATATTCAGCAAATTCTTTCTGATGCTTTAATACACCTATGATTGCACGTTTAGCACACATTTTTACTTCTTGTCTGTTTCTTCTGTATCTGGCGCATCTTTGAACTTATTTAAATCTATCTCTTCAAACCGAAAATCTATGATACCATCCATCTTAACATTTGTTACAAACTCTTTATTATTATATTCTTTCAGTGATAATAGGTTTTGTTTCTTATCCTCTATCTCTGATGCAAACTTAAAGTGTTCGTTTTCAATTGCAGTTTCGTATAAGTCTGATAGTCTTATAAGGGATTCGTTCATATAGAATTGTCTGTCTAATTTGTTTGTTTCTTTGAGAGCTTTGTAAGCACGTCTGATATATGTATGGCATTGCTGTTCTTTAACTGTTCAACCTAAATCATTATTAATATCCGTAACATACTTCATTATTCTAGGCGTATTTCATCCATTAGCAATAAGCTTTGATATGTTGCTTACTCTTTCTAACGTTTCATACTTAGTACATTTTATTCCACCAATAATTATTCTCCTGTTATTTAATTAACAAATGTGTATATCTTCTGTATATAACTATATATCGTGAAATTAAAGAAAAGTATCTTTTTGTTTTTCTCTCTTAACTTACTTATTCTTACTTATAGTATTCTTATTGGTGGTTTTATTAACTTTTTTACCTTTATACAAAAAAAACACACAATTACTGGCTTTTATACCAACGCTTGTGTGTTTTTATAGTTCTTATGGCAGAACTTATTATTTATTTAACAGGACACCTTTTTTTTCTTCTCTTCAGTAGAATTTATTGTTGCTGTGTGTGTCCTTATTATTTATTTACTTTAATTTACTAATGTATCAAATTTCATTTGAACTTCTTTAGGTAATACATTATGCAAACCTTTTACATAATCGGCAATCGAAATTCCCTTATCATCATCTGCTAAACCGTCTAATGCTTCAATTTCATTGTCTATCTTTTCTTGACTTGTCATCTTACCCCTCCTAAAGGTCTTATTTAGTTTGCTTATAATAATATGTATGTTGATGTGAAACGAAAGTATATATTATTTTAATATTATATTTTCATATTATATTATTTTTTAATTAAATCTCTTGCCTGTTGCTTTTCAACAATTTTTCTCCATTCGCTAATACCTTCTTTTGTTTCTAATAGTTCCCTCATATACTTCACATATTCTTTGTTAATCAATTCGCTTGGCGGAAACATTCCATTCAATCTTCTTTTTTCCCTTCTATTCATCATTTTACCCTCCAAGGTTTTTT